CCCCCCCGGAAAAAGTCCCGGGCACACCACTAACCGATGAATTTTTTATATTGTGAGAGATTTTCCGTATTATAAAACAGTTTCGGTGTCAATACTTAAAGAATATCAGATGGCAACGCGAATGAAACCAATGGAGATACTCCGTGCAGCAGCTTGAATCATGGCCGACAGATAGCCTTATAGAATACGCACGAAACCCGCGAAAAAATGACCACGCCGTTGATCGTGTGGCAGCCGCTATTCGTGAGTTTGGGTTCAGGGTGCCTATCCTGGCAAAGTCTGACAAAACAATTGTTGACGGACACCTACGGCTGAAAGCAGCGAAGAAGCTGGGCCTTGAGGAAGTGCCCGTGTTGTTATGCGATGATATGACAGACACTCAGGTAAGAGCCTTTCGTCTAAGCGTGAACAAGGTTTCTGAGTTCGCCGAATGGGACGCCGAAATGCTACAGGTTGAGCTGGACGCCCTCGGCGTCGATGGTTTTGATTTGGAGCTAACAGGCTTCTCGCTGGATGAAATCGCCGACCTACAGATTGAGGGAGTGCCTGACCCTGAAACGCTTTCGGAAAACTACAGCCGAAAGATCGAAGCGCCCATTTATGAAATCCGGGGCGAAAAGCCTGCGCCTGCCGATCTATACGACGAGGAAAAAGCGCAACGGTTGCGCAAGAGTATTGCATCCGCTGACGTGCCTGATGACATCCGTAGGTTTCTTGAGATTGCAGCGGATCGACACACTGTCTTGAACTTCTCCCGAATCGCAGAGTTTTATGCGCATTCGTCGGCCGATATTCAGGAGTTGATGGAGCAATCCGCGCTGATCATTATTGACTATGACCGGGCCGTTGAGGACGGGTTTGTTAAACTTACAAACCAGGTATCTGATATGTATTCGAAGGACTACCCTAATGCGTGATGACTTTGCCGCTGTAATCCTAAGCCATGGGCGGGCAGGGAATGTAAAGACCTACGGGGCGCTAAGGGATCATGGATATACTGGCAGAATAATCATAGTCATAGATGACGAAGACATCCAAGATGGCCAATATAAATCTAACTTTCCTGATGAAGTGTCGCAGTTCTGCAAAAAGGAATGGTCTAAAATAGTCGACGATGGTGACAATAGTGGAGATACTAGGGCTGTGGTATATGCACGGGCTGCGTCTGTTAAAATCGCGGCAGACATTGGGTTGAGATGGATTGTTCAGCTAGACGACGACTATACATCATTTCACTATAAAAACGACAATCATAACAGATATTGCAACAAAAAGATACTTTCGCTTGACAGCCTTTGGGCCGTTATGATTGACTTCGCTGAGTCCGCTAATATCGCGTGTCTGGCTATGTCACAAGGCGGGGACCATATAGGCGGTCAAAACTCAAATTACAATAAAAGCATTCGCACCAAACGCAAAGCAATGAACAGTATGTTCATGCGAACCGACGCGCCTGTTTCGTTTGTTGGAAAAGTGAATGAGGACGCCACTGCGGCGACACTTGAGAGTATGAGAGGTAGATTAATTCTTACACTAATGGGCGTGTCTCTCACACAGGGTCAAACGCAGCAAAACGATGGTGGGCTGACGGATATATATAAAGACCAAGGGACTTACGTTAAAAGTATGTATTCTGTAATGTATGCTCCATCCGCTGTTAAGGTCAAAAACATGGTGGTGGGGGAAAAGAGGCTGCACCATATAGTTGACTATAACGCCTGCGCACCAAAGATCATCCGCGAGGCGCACCGCAAGACTAAGCGTTCCTGAAGCAGTAATCAACCAATGGCTTAGGCCAGTAGAGGGGTCAGAATGACTAAAAAACGCCAAACCAAACCACCACACGTCAAACCGTGCAGCTGCATACGATGGTGGGCACAACTAAAAGCGGATCGGGAGGTATTATGACAGTCGATGATTTTGAAGTAGGAAATAAAATGGATCTGGGTTTCCTTGATTTAGAATTATCTCTTTCACTCGATACGAATGAAAACGAGGATAAGGAGGAAAGCTCTCGCGGTGCCAGAAATGAGGATGCTACTCAAAGCGTACATTGTCTACCGAGGAAGACAAAAAACATATATAGACGAGCATTTTCAGAATTATCTCTTTTGGATGAAATAAACGGACCACTAAAAAATGGATTTAGCTATCACTGTATAACAGGTGGTGATGTTGATGCTATGTCATATCTGAGGATAATTATTAGGGAGCAGGATCTTAAATATTGCTTGCTGTCAACTTGGTGTATGGCTCAAGACGACGTTTTGCAATTAAGAGAATGGATTGAAGAAGGTAAAATTGACAGACTCGATTGTTATGTAGGAGAAATATTCCCTGGTTCATATCGTCGCGAATATCAAATGCTTATGGAACTTCAAAAAGATCATAATAGGGGCGGGAGGATATGTGTTTTTAAAAACCACTCCAAAATCTTTGCAGGGACAGGACCCAAGTTTGATTTTGCGATAGAAAGTAGTGCAAATATAAACACAAACCCACGGACTGAAAACGGATGCATTACTATTGGCACAGAGATATATAAATTTTATAAAGACTTTTTCGACGGGGTAAAAAGTTTTTCTGAAGATTTTGATACATGGGAGCCTTATGAATAAAGAGCCAAAAGCAAACGGAAGGCCCTTGACAGAAATAGACTGGGACGAGTTCGACAAGCTATGCGGGATGCTATGCACTCAGGTGGAGATTGCCGAGTGGTTTGGATGTACTGACGACACCATACAGGCCGCAGTCCGTAAAAAATACGGAATAGGTTTTTCGGAATTATATAAAAGAAAATCTGTCAGGGGAAAAACGAGCATACGACGCGCACAATACATTTTAGCGACAAGTGACAGAAACCCAACAATGCTAATTTGGCTGGGGAAACAGTATCTTGGCCAAAGGGACCAGCAAAATCTAAACCACACGAGCGAGGATGGCAGCATGACACCCAAGGCGGGAATAGATACCAGCAAGCTATCCACCGAAGCCCTGGCTGAGATCATGGCGTTACACGATGACCAAAACTCATGACATCGATGTTAAGGCCGTTGAGCGCGAATTGTGCCGGCGGTCTTTTTCTCATTTTATCAGGCGTGCATGGCCGCACATCATACAAGACAGATACATCCACAACTGGCACGTCGATGCAATGGCAGAACATTTTGAGGCTGTAGCCGACGGACAGATAAGCCGACTACTCATCAACATACCTCCAGGGACCAGCAAATCGACTATCACAGGGATAATGTACCCCGCCTGGCTATGGGGCCCGAAGGGGCAACCTCAGCACAAGTTTATTGGAGCTGCACACGAGCAAGGGCTGGCCGTCCGTGATAGCCGAATGATGAGAGAGCTTGTCACCTCTGAGTGGTTTCAGTCTTTGTGGCCACTAAGGCTAGCCGGGGACCAAAACGAAAAACTGTACTTCGAGAATGCAGAGAGGGGATTTCGTCAAGCGTGTGCCGTTGCTTCTATGACTGGCCGCCGCGCCCATACAATCGCATGGGACGATCCGTTAAGCCCGGAAAAAGCTCATAGCGACATGCACAGGGAGACCGCCATTAGGGTTTTAAGGGAGACGCTTCCGACCCGCCTAAGCGATCCGGAGAAATCAGCAATAATCATCGTAATGCAGAGGTTGCACGAGAACGACCCCAGCGGGTATATTCTGGCGAATGAATCCGGTTACGAACACCTCTGCCTGCCGATGGAGTTTGATCGGTCAAGAAAATGTGTAACTTCTCTCGGATGGCAAGACCCACGAACAGAAGATGGGGAGTTGTTATTCCCCGGCCGGTTCCCCCGTGAAGTAGTGGACCGGGACAAAAAGGCCATGGGGGAGTATGGCACAGCCGGACAGTTTCAGCAGTTACCTTCACCACTTGGCGGCGGCATATTCAAGGCTGACTGGTGGCAGCATTACACGGTGATGCCAAAGATCAAGTACCGGATGATCTACGCCGACACAGCGCAGAAAACAAAAGAGCAAAACGACTTCTCTGTTTTTCAGTGCTGGGGTAAAGGCGACGATGGTCGAATATATTTGATAGATATGGTACGCGGGAAGTGGGAAGCGCCGGAGCTATTAGTTATCGCCAAGGCGTTCTGGGACAAACACAAGGCCGCCTCAAGGATAATGGGTACGCTGAGACAGATCAAACCAGAGGACAAATCAAGCGGCACCGGTCTAATTCAGCAACTAGCGAAACAGCGAATCCCCGTTGTGGGGATACAAAGAGGGACGGACAAGGTCACGCGTGCCATGGATGTCGTTCCGCAGATTCAGGCCGGGAACGTAATGCTACCAGACTCCGCGCCATGGTTGTCTGATCTACTGTCAGAGGCAACGGGCTTTCCTAACGCAACGCACGATGATATATTGGACCCGCTTATGGACGCCATAAGTGATATGTTGATCGAGAACCAGCGGCCTAGTTACGCTGATATTTTATAGTCTAACTATGAACCCCCCACCTAAAGGAAGGGGAGAATGTCAAAGGAAAACATGAGCATCCCAAAGTTATTCACCGACGGCCTTACCAGCCTGACAAGCAAGCTGGCTAACCGCCGCAACGCCCACGCCACCAACCGGATGACAACTTCCCGCGTTGACTGGGATGAGCTGAGGGCGATCTATAAGACCGGCGTCGGTAGCAAAATCATCCGCACAAAATCAGGAATGGCTCTTAACGGCACGCTGCAATTCGAGAGCGAGGGCGATAAAGACTTTTACGAAGCACGATTGCAGCAACACGTCAAAGACGCTTGCAAATACATGCTGGCGTTTGGTCGTGGATTGATCGTAATTCAGGAGCCGGGCGCAGACATGAGCCAACCTCTTCCGACGATTAACGATTGGGGGAAGGTCCGGTTCCAAGTGTTCAGCGGGGATATGATTTATGTTCAGTCTGTCGAGTACAATCTTAGCAGTCCGAACTATTTCAAACCGAAAGCCTACTCGGTGCGGGGTTTCACTATACACCCGAGCCGCGTTATTGATATGACATACATCAAACCGGTCGAGTTCG